CTAAATCTATGTTTGAGTCTCCACCTGCTGCAGCTAATTTAGGATCATTACCTGTTGCAGCGTTCGTAACTTCTAATTGGTTCACAGCTGAAGATGTTGTTTGAAATACTATTTGTTCGTTGTCGTTTTCATCTCTAATACCGTGATCATCATCAATAAGAATGTTAAAAGAATTGGTATCTAAATCACCACCTAATTGTGGAGATGTGTCATCAACAAGATCACCACCTGTTTGAACTTCAACGATATTTGGATTAGTTCCATCAGAGGCATCTGCATAAACTATTTTTGTAGTTTTTTGTGTTGCTGTAAAAGTCACAGTAGATCCTGATCCAGATGCATATTTAAACTGAACTGTATAAGATCCTGAAGTTGAATTTTTTAAAATGTAAAAAGTTTGAACATCTAAAGGAATTGTAACAATTTGATTTCCTGTGATTGTACCTGTAAACTCTATAACTCTGTGAGCGAGAACAGCTCCTGTGGATCCATCAGAAACAGACAATGCAGTTGTTTGAGCACCACCAGCTATAGATTGTGCTGTGTACCCACCAACTATCTGTTCTACTAGTTGTAAATTTGTGTTTGTCTTTGTTCCCCATGTTCCGGCGTTTTCACCAGTTGCCTGGAGTTCAATACCTAGGGGTGTAAATGTCGATGCCATATTAAGCTGCTTCTCCAGTTAATCCCATAACTTGATCTGCAGGGTCTATCGTGCCTACAGAAGCTGTTGCAGAAACACCTGTTAATCCCATGACATCAGCAGGTGCTAAACTACCTGTTGATGAAGTTATGGACTGACTAGCCAACGTTACCACAGAAGAGCCTAATCCTACTAGAGATCCTAAAGTAGTTTCTATTTCTAATCCTGATAAAATAGCTGCATCATTAGGAACAACAACCGAACCTAAATTGCTAGTTACTGTGAATCCTGATGGGAACACAGCTGTACCAACAAATGAAACTGCATCTCCTAAAGTTGAAGTTATAGCTTGTCCTGTTACAGATACATCTTCATTTGGTGCAACTGCTGTTCCTTGTGATGATGTTATTTCTTGTCCCGTCAGACCCATGAATTGATCTGCAGGATCTATTACACCTACTGCTGCAGTAGACGCAATACCCGTTAAAGCAAAAGATACATCTATTACATTTGTAATTGTTCCTAAAGTAGATTGGAATAAGACTCCACCAACTTCTACTGTTTTTGGTATGACTGGTGATATAGATCCAGTTGAAGCTGTTGATGAAACACCAGATGGTTCAACGGTAACTGCAATAACATTACTAATTGTACCTAATGAGGTAGTAGATGCTATACCCGTTAATGAAACTGTTTCGTCTGCAAGATTACCATACTCACCATCATTCCATGCTTTTGCACCCCAACCAGTTGCAAGGACTGCATCACGGTTCCAATAGGCTTGTCCCCAGGTGAATCGACCCCATCCTGATTGAACCGACATAGTGGTCCTCCTATGCTAATCTTATGATAGCGTTTGTTGCGTCCGCTGTAGGAAATTGAATTGTAAAAGTTCCGTTAGTCGCTGTTTTGTCAGAACCAAAAGCGATTGCAGCAACAGCTTTGTTTGAATCTGATGAATTATAAATTAATGCACCGTTAGCTGTAAAAGAAGCGGAACTAAAACTTACGTCTGAAAAATCACAGATTGCAGTTGTGCTTGATGCAACTGGAGTTACACTTGTTAGTGTAGCACCACCAGATGTATACGCACTTCCTGATGTGTTTGTAATTTCTTCTGATGTTGAAAAAGCTGTAGTTGATGCACCCAATGTTGCGTCACTATCATATAATGCAATTTTGAAAGTGTCACCCGTAGTCGCTGTAAAATCATGAACTCCTTTTAAAAGCTCTACTTTAAAACTTGTACAAATTGCCGATGTTATTGCCATTTTTTATCTCCTATGGGTTTGGTGAGTTAATTGGTATTCTGACTGCACCGTCTGTGTAGTCGTCTCTTCTTCGTCTACCAACTTGCTCATTCGCAAACTTCTGTACTTCTTGTTTATACTTTTGCTCGTACAAAGTCAACATATCTGCTGGGCCTTTTAAAAAGGCATAAGTTTCTGCCAAACAGCAATATAATAGGCCATTTGGGAAATTTAAGCTGATATAGTTGGTATCGTTATCCTCTAAAAGATCCGGCATTTTATTATAATGAACTCTAAATTTATAATTAGTATTAGGGGTAGGGGCTAAAAAAATACGCCCTGAATTAGTATCTGCCTCACCTGTAGCACCACCAAACATGGCATAGTATTTTGGTTTACCTTGTGCTGCTGATGTGCCTGTAATTGGTTGATATTCTTGTAAGTAGGTTACGTCTTTTTTCTCTAACCATGTGTTAGATCCTGTGAGCACGGCACTTGAATCATATACCTGTATGCCTCTGATAAACAATGCTCCTGCTGGACAGTTAATTGTTTCTTGTCCTGGAACTAAATTACCAGATTGTTGTCTTCTATCTGCATCAATAGGAACATCACGCATAATTCTATATTGTGCATTTAAAATAATATTTTCTAAAACAGAGTCAGATAACACGTTAGAATCAACTTCTGTGTAACTTTTTATTTGTGTTTTTAATCCTGATGCACTTAATCCTGCCATTATGCTTCTTGTGTAACTGGTCCAGCGGACGCAGATCCACCTCCTCCTATTTCTGTTAATGAAGCTGTTGCTCCAGATGGAAACGTATAATTATTAGCATCTGTTTTAGTAATTGTAAATCCACTTGAACTGTTTATAGTGGCTGCTGGTATACCACCAACCAACTCTGAATCTCTAAATCTAACAACATCACCTGTAGATCTACCGTGATTAGGTTCGTTAACAGAAACAGTCGCAGAACCACTTGTAGCAGTAAAAGGGTTTAAAGGTAAAAGTTTTGGTGTTGCTGGTTCTGTTCTTGGTGGTCTAACTTGACGTAAAGATATTGCATCGCCATTCATAGGTTTTGGCTCTAATTGTGGTTGCTTTGGTTCAAACTCAGATATGTGAACTAATGATCCGTTCCATTCCCTAACCATTTCTCTATATGGAAATGTTAATCCAGATCTATCTGAAACCGCTTTTGCATATTTACCTGTTGCGTATTTTGCCATTATGTACTTGGGTAATAAGCTTTAGGCGTAATGTACGTGCTAGAAGCTGACCCATCCTCTGCTAGTGCTCGAGCTAATTCATCTTCATAAACTAATTTCATAGCTTGTATTAACTCTGGTTTATATTTTTGTGCTAAATAATATGCAAGTCCTGATACCATGCAAGGTACAAATCTAAATGGTACATCTGTTGCATTAGTATAATCACCTACATCTTGTATTCTTTTAATAAAAAAGAAGTGCATGTCTTTTGATGCGTTTGTTGAGTCTGGTGTAGGATAAATGTGTATTCTAACTTTATCTATAAATCTTTCTACCCAATATTGATTCGGTGTTCCTTTTGATAATTTATTTGAAAACGCTGCATAAGTAGATCTATCTACTTTTGTCATTGGAGAATCAGATTGAGTTGTTTGAGTTCTATTAGATCTTAATTGTGCCTCTAATACATCAGATATACCAAATACACTAGCTGGATCTGTAGTTGTTGCTGACGTTCCATCATCACTGGATCTAAAAAAGTCATAGTCAGACTGACCTTCTATCAAATCTAAATTAGTAGAACCTATTTCCCAATAGTGAATACCTCTATTTCCCCACTCTTGAAACAAGATATTTAAAGATCTTCTCGCAGATTTTAATTGGTAACCAGCTAC